CTGCAAAGTCACCGTTTTTCCTTCCTTTCTTTCCCTTTCCTTCCCTCTCTTGGCGCGCGACACCGTCGCGCAGAGGGAGGCGAAGCAGCCTCCATTAGGATGGGATACTTAGAAGAATGTTCTACGAGAGCTGCATCCTAGCAGTTCCATTAGGTCATCTTCGTATTGAGGGCCATAGGCAAGATACTCCTGGTACCTTAACCAATCTACAACATTGTAGAGATTGAAGTTTATGAAGCTCCAACTCTCATGGTTGAGATAGCCTAAATAATCTTCATGGAGAGAAGAGTGTATAGCATCCTCCTTCCAGTATCTTGGGATTAATTCTTCATCCCTCTTTGCGCAATCCCTACTCTCCCTTGTAGAGGAGAAGACACTTCTAAAACGAAGAGTGTCAGAGGTTTTGCGCACTGAAGGGTGCGGCCAATAGTGACCCCAATTACAATAAGGGTCCTCCTGATATGGAGGGTTACCTTCGCCTCTACTGAAGCGTGCATCATTCTGATGTGCTACAGTGTAGGTATTGTAATAAGGGAAATGCTTTATGACCGCATATCTTGGTTTGGTATGCTGTCTAACCTCAGCGAGACTTGTGCGAACACCTGTCTCGGCCATATCGTTAGACATGGTCACCTCTCCTTCCTGTGTATGCTCTAAAATGAAGTCAATCATTTCGAGCTGCGCACGAGGAAATTCACGTAAGGCGTTAGCCAACGCAACAGAAGTGGCAAGAGAAGAACTTAAATAGCTCTCCGATCCATTCCAAGATGTTTTGAAGTCGTTCTTTGCAATTCTCTTTCCTTGTATCCAAATATTCTGTCTAGGATAGAATATAGGATTGAAGGACCAACCATTGCAGAAGAAACCTCCGCAGCTTTCCCTGAAAAGAAAATTGTTTTCAAGAATGCCCACGAAGGATTTTGACTCATTAACAATGCAACCCATTGCAGTGAGAACGTCAATGACCGTCTCTGTATAACGGTGATGAACAATAATGTCATCTCCGCATAGAACAGCCACAACATCGTCCTCAAGAAAGTGGTCTTCACCAAGATTGCAAACGCAACCTTGCTGTAAGCCATCATACTTATCTACAATAGAAATGGCGTAAAATACACCAATCCAAAAGTAGATGCACTCAAGGTTGTATGTCGCTGGGTCGCCGGCCAAGGCGAGAGATCCCAGCTTGTAACGCTTACCATTATAGTTCATGAAGTGAGGGATGGAATTCCTAATACGACTTGCAAAGCCTGGGACGATAGCGTCGAGAACATCTTCTCGATT